ATCCTGATTTATCCTACAGAGGGTGAAGGATTTGGTCTAATACCTCTTCAAGCTTTGGCTACGGGTATGCCAACAATATCAACAAGTCGGTGGTGCTCGTATGAAAAGTATCTTGGTGACAATATTATTGAATCAACACTAGGTAGGACACAACACACTGGTTATCATACTGGGGATGTGATTCTCCCAGATTTTGATTCAACCGTTGAGCTTATGAGGAATGCAGTAGACAATTTTGATGCCCAGTGTGATTACTACTACAAGCAGGCTCCTGCGGTCATTAAAGAATATAACTGGCAAAAGCAGTGCGACAAGATGCTTAAATCTTTAATTAAGCGTGTAGGCGTGGGTATGTTTGAGCCAATTGAAGCAACAAACAGAGATAGATATATATATTTTCAAAATGGTGCTGGTTACAGTACTGAATCTGGTACTCTCTTTTCAAGAGAAAACCCTGTGCAGAGAGTATCTAATGATGAGTATAATCTATTAATTAAAAATTCTAATTTTAGAAACCCAACAGATGAAGAAATAAGGAGCAAGTAGTGAGTTACCTAGAAGATGAAATTGAAGAAGTTCGGTCATATATTTCTGAGCCGTTCTCTCAGACTATTGATTGCAATCAGGGCTGGCATCAATTGATTGTTGATTGCCATAGAGAGCTGTCTGCTATTGATCCAGATTATAAACTTTACCAAGTCAAAGAAAAGTTTGGTGGATTGAGGTATTATATAGATTCAAGTTCAAAAGATTATTATGCTCTTCGTGATGTAATCAATAAGTTTGAAAGACTTTCTTTGCAAACATGTGAGTACACTGGAGAGCCTGGAGTCTTGGCTAAAGGAAAGGGCGGGTGGATGAAAACCTTGTCTACAGAAGTGATGTCGGAGTATGGCTATGAAAAAGCATAATATTGTTGTTGTTGTTGGAGCTATTGTTTATTTATTTTTTCTTATTAAGATGTTTCTATGAAAAGAACTGAACAGGAAGAGATTAAGAGAGACAAAGCGAAGGCTGTAAAGAATTCTGGTCGTGGTCTAAGGAAGGGCGATGCTTCGTTGAATAAATTCTTACTTGATTATAAGCATAATGAAAGAACTTTTACTCTTACATTAAAAGCTTGGAACAAAATGCGTAAAGACGCATGGAATGCTAGCTATAAATATCCATGTATTTCTGTTGTATTCGGTGAGAACTCCGAGACAAAGGTTGCTATAATAGACTGGGAAGTGTTTCAAGAGCTAGTGAAGGGAAGCGAGTATGAGTAAGAAGTATAAGTATAGTTTTTTCTGTGATAAATTGTCTGGCTATAAATCAATTGGTTTTGGCATTGGGCATGATGATGGGTATATCGGATTGTATATATTATTTTGGATGGTCGGAATCCAAAGAAAGATGGTAGCAGCGTGAGTCAATATGGTAATCCAATGTTTTTCCAGATTTTAGAAGAGCTACGGGCTCTTCACACAAAGAAAGGGCAGGATTATGGCACTGCGAGCGATCCTCTTGCTAATGTTCGTGCGTCAGTTGATTGGGGTGTCCCAGGTTGGGTTGGTACTTTAATCCGAGCAAATGATAAAGTAATTCGCTTGCAGAGTGCGGCTAAGGGAAGTAAATTAGTCAATGAAGGTGTTGAAGATTCTCTTATAGACCTTGCATCATATGCAATCATTGCTCTTGCATTATATCGTGAAGATAACGATATGAAGCAGGCTGTTGTTGTTACAGAGGATCTAAGAAAGAGCCTACATGCCTGATATTATTGTTGATACAGTCTTTTTATCTGAACAAATGGGTGATAAGGCAAAAGAGTTTACAGAATGTATTCGCATTGTCCAAGACATCATTGAGAATCCTGACCATTATATTGGGATGCAAGCAATTAAGTATGCCAATATGTTGGCTGGTTATAGAACACTTATGATTGTAAAATCACAAGCATTTAAGAGAAGGTCTAGTATTATGAGCGAGCAGGACAAGTTCGTTAATGATGTATGGAAAACCATGTATGAAGCATTATCCGAAAATATTAACGCCCTTAAACTGGCAGCAAGAGGAACAAACTCATGAAAGCAATACAGCAATTAAGAGCACCGAAAGCAGTTGCTCCTGTTGATGGTCCAGTAGTAATGGCAGATTTAGTTGAAGCGATTAATGACCACTTAGCGTTGAGAAACACTCCTAATTTTAAAAAAGTTAATGGTTTCCACCCCAGTTATACAAACCAATGCGCTCGCTATTGGTACTATATGTTTGAAGGGGTAGAAGTAACCCCGTCATTTAGCTCCCAGACTTATCGTATTTTTGATAACGGTCATGCCGTTCACGAAAGACTTTACAGTTATCTTAGGGGGATGGGTATCCTTGTTGGGGAAGAAATTAAAGTTAATCATACTGATCCCCCAATTGAGGGCACTGCAGATGGTATAATTAATTGGTATGGCGAGAAACTAATTGAACTTAAATCAATAAGTCAAGAAGGTTTCCATTACAGACAACTGCATAATAAACCTAAAGATGAACATTACCGACAAGCCCAAATTTACATGGAATGCCTGAACTTGGATTCTGGCTTTGTAATTTACGAAAACAAAAACAATCAACAAATTCTCCCAATCTTTATTGAGAGGGATCAACCGTTTATTGATAAATTATTTAAAAAATATAGGAAGTTCCATGGCTCTTATCTGAGCAAGGAAATTCCAGTGCAACCATATAAGAGGACATCGGCTAACTGTAACTCCTGCGATTTGGTTGCCCACTGCTGGGCAGGAGGAGATCGTAATGATGAAGAGAAGGGGAACGAGCCTTTTTAATTTATGCGAAAGCGTAAATGGACAATGAATCTTTAAAGATTTGTGCTTATGAAGATTGTGGTAAAGAGTTTCATGCAAAAGTTTATAATGCTATTTATTGCTCTGCTGAGTGCCGTAAGATTGTTACAAATAAAAATTTATTAGCGAGTTATTACGAAAAGAAAGCTAATAAAAACAAGAAAAGAATTTGTAAAACAAAAACATGCACTGCTGTATTATCTATATATAATAAAGAAACTATTTGCGAGCAATGTAAAAGAAAGCGTTTTGTAGACAGGCTAGTCTCATGGGGCTGGTCTGAAGAGAACGCTAGGCGTGGTATGGATTGAGCATCAAATCGCTTATCTCGTCTGTAAAAGAAACTAGGGTGCTTGCCATTGACCCGTCTTCGCACTCTCTTGCTTGGGTTATTTATGATGTCACTATGGATAATATTTCTTTAATTGCGTGTGGAAAGATTGATTATAAGAAAGACAAAAATATCTCAGTAAAGTTTGCGATCATTGACAAAGGTTTGTCCAGTATAGTTAAAGAGTATTCCCCTAAACATGCAATAATTGAGCAATCAATTTATGTTCAGAACTTTGAATCAAGCAGGATTATATCTTATATAATTGGCTATAGCTGGGGTGTTATAAGCGCTGGTAGTTGCACAGTCTCTGATGTTAACCCTCTAGTTTGGAAAGCTGGTATCGGCTATAAGAATCTGGGAAAGAAGGATAAAGAGATTTTTATGAATGATGGGAAGCCAGGTGCTCTCCAGATAAAATTAAAGAATGAAAGAAAGCGCAGAGTTCGCATACTTGTATCAAAATATTTTGCTACGGGTGATATTGGTATCAACGATGATGATATTATAGATGCAGCAGGTATTGGCTTATGGTACGCAACAAAAAAGATACAGCAGGCTTCTAATGGCTAATGAACCGTATAAGGATAGATCATTTCTTTACGATATGTATGTCCAGAGAAGAATGAATTTAACTGATATCTGCAAAGTATTAAAGGATACATACAACATTGAGGTAACACCGCAAGCTCTTTATAACTGGGTAAAGAAATATGATTTGCTTAAGTTTAGAGGAAAAGGAAGAAGTCTTACAACGGCTGGTCCTAAGAGAGCGAAGTCTGCGGCTCAAGTTGATGCTGAAAAGCGCAAAAGAGAATTACGCAAGAGAAGTGAACTACAAAGAAAGAGGATGGGAAGATGAGAAGAAGTGTAACTACTAAAGATATCGCCAACTTTGCAAAGCTTGATATGATTTATAATCAAGTTAGAGTGATTGAGGCTAAGCAAAATGAAACTAAGTTTAAATGTCTTGGCTCTGGTGAGTGCTGTAAAATCGGTCTGGTTATTCACATGGCTGAGTGTGCAAATATTGCTTTTAAATTGCGTCAGCAATACTATTTGTATCTTGAAGATAAAGGTCGTATATTCGCTGAGAAGTGGATGAATGAAGTAATCTCTGACCTTACTGGTGCGATGTATGACAAGGATTGGGTTGCTGGTGGTGAGACTACTCGGCATTGTGCGTTTTATAAAGGTGGTTGTACCGTCTATGGTTATAGACCGATGGTGTGCAGAACATTTGGAACAATCACAACTGTAGACAACTATTGCCCAAGAATTAGAAACGCTAATGGCGCTATTGAATATTTCACTGGTGACTCTGTTATCAGTACTATTAAGATGTTCCAGAATTATTTAAAAGATTTCACTGAAGGTAAAGACGAAGGCTACAACATGGTTGTTTATATGCCTTTGGGGGTTTTAAGCTTTTTGCTTGAGTCTGAGGAATTAATTGAACTTGAAGATACTACTGACAAAAAGTTTTGGGCTGGTGTCCAAGGATGGCACAACTACAGAGTAGAGTTTACAAAGCTTCATGGTTATGATAGAGATGATTTAGAGAAGGTCGCTGATTTCACTGGAGTTCCATTATCATTCCCAAAATTCACCAAAGAGGATTGAGTAATTGATTTTCTGGAATAGTGGGGGAGCAGCTAGGGCTGGAGAAGGCTACGGCGATTCTTCTTTAAATATTATTTCTAATTTAATAAAACATGGCGTTCCCATTTCTGAGTTCGCCCCAGATCTTCCAGAAGAAATACAGAAATTAGATTTTGGTATTAACTATATGAGTGTTAATACAAATACTAATAGCCCAATCATAATCAACAACTGTCTCCCAGATGGTTATGTCCGTGGTTCTAAGTATTCAATTGGCTTTACTTACTGGGAAACAAATGCTTTAAGAAAAGACTGGGTTGACTCCATGAACAACATGGATGAGATATGGACTACATCTAAGTTTATGAAAGATGTTTTTATTAAATCTGGTGTTACTAAACCTGTTTACTCTTTTAGTCTAGGAGTAGATCCAGAGCTGTATTCACCAAGTAAGGTGAAGCGTAATAGACCTTTTACATTTATGAACATAGGTTCTCCATCAACAAGAAAAAATTCTCAAATGGCTGTTGATGCATTTATACATCTTTTTGCTCGGGATGAGAATTATAAACTTATTTACAAATCTAATGGTCCACCAGACGCTCGCCTTAGCAAAGGTACAAGCAATATGTCATCTATTAAAGATCATCCTAGAATTGAGGTTATAGATTGGAAATTAAGCGATAGCCTTCTTTCTGCATTGTATGATGAAGCGGACTGCTTATTGTACCCAACAAGCGGCGAAGGGTGGGGTTTAATTCCTTTTCAAGCGATAGCGAAAGGTATCCCAACGATTTGTACAAACGCTACTGCTTGCGAAGAGTACGCAGAGTTGTCTGTTCCTCTAGATTATAAGTGGTCTAAAATTAATATGACTGGTATCTATGATAATACTGGAGAGTGGGCAGAGCCAAATTTTGATGATTTGTGTGATAAAATGTTATATGTAACAAAAAACTACGATGAAGTCTTGAACAAGACTTTAGCTGGTGCTCGGCATATTAACGAGAATATGACTTGGGAAAAAGTAACAAAGGAATACGCTGAAAGATTATGTCAGATATTGAACGATACGAGGGTGTAACCCTAATAGAAGAATTAAAACATGTTGAAGAGGCTGGTTTGCTTTTTGTTAAAGGCTATAACTACTCTGAAATATCAACACTCCTTTCTTTAAGTGTTGATAAAGCTAAATCATATGTTGTAGAATATAAAAAGATTCTTAATAGACAGGCTGAGGCTGACCCTTATTTTCTAGAAAAGCTACAGTTCAATACAATAAAAGCTTTACAAGAGTTTGACCAATTGAGCAAGGAAGCTTGGGAAACTATTAACATCGCTACCGATCACGGTATGATTCCTGCAAGAATTCAAGCTATTAAATTAGCTGGCGAGTTGGCTACTAAAAAAGCCCAGCTGCACAAACTTCTTACTGGCAATACTACTGACAACCAGTATATTGCTCGTATGCAGAAAGCGGAAAATGTAAACCAAATCCTTTCCAAAGTATTGCGAGATGTGATTGGAAAGCATCCTGATATTGCTAACGAAGTTCGTGTTGAACTTGAAATTGCATTTGAAATCATGAATGCGGATAATGTTTAAATGGAAACCCTAAAACTTAGACTCAGAACCCTCTATCATAAAGGTTTAAAAAATCTAGATTACGGAAAGGGTGGTGCTTTGTATGTCTGATTTCATGGGAATGAATCTTGAACTTGCAGATTTTGATAGGCTTTTGCGTCAAGATGATCTTACAGAAACACCTGTTGATATTCAAACATTTGTACAAGATAAAGAATATTTAGGTTTACCTCCGCTTTCTGATATCCAATTAGAGATTGTACGACATTCTACACAGATTTACAAAGAAAGAACACTAATTTCTTTATTAGGGGAAGAAGAAGGGAAAAGATGGTATAAAACATATACTGACAATGAAGTTATTTGTATGCTAGGCAAAGGGTCTGGTAAAGACCATTGTGCAAGAATATCAATGGCTTATACGGTATATCTTATCCATTGCTTAAGAGATCCATTAATTTATTATGGGAAAGCTCATGGTGTGTATATTGACCTTCTAAACCTTGCTGTAAACGCTCAGCAAGCCCAGAGAGTATTCTTTGAACCATTAAAGAACTTATTGCTTAGATCTCCTTACTTTAATAAAGTTGGATTTGAACCTAGAGTATCAGAAATATTTTTCTTTTCTAAACCTGTTAGATGCTTTTCTGGTCACTCTGAATCTGAAGGTTGGGAAGGTTATGAAGTAATGACAATTATTTTGGATGAAATTGCTGCTTTTAAAACAGATGCTGAATTGCGTGGAGAAACGAGATCAAAGGGATCTGCGTCTGCGATTTACAATATGTCTAAGCTTTCTATTATGTCTCGCTTTCCAGAAGTCGGTAAAGTTATTCTATTGTCTTTCCCCCGCTATAAAGGTGACTTTATTCAACAAAGATATTTTAATTCTAGAGAAAAGAAGGAACCTAAGACTTGGACTATTAAAGCTGCAACATGGGAAGTTAATCCTACTATTAAGCGTGAGCAATTAGAATCGGAATATATTAGAAATCCTGTTGAAGCTAGAGCTAGATTTGAATGTGAGCCTCCTAACATGGAAGATGCTTACTTTAGAGATCCTGAATTAGTTAGAAAAGCTTTTATGTATAGTGAAGATCCTGTTGATGAAGAAGGTAATTTTAAACCTT